TGAAGGAACCAGTAGTATTAAGACTTATAGACCCCGTGTTCGACATTTTCCATTTTCCACCCACCTTATCCGTTTGGTTTCCCACCGTAGTAGAGTGTGCATGTTTTGCATGGCGATAAAAATGTGATGAAGTTAAATTAATTTTATTTGAAGCATGTATTTTTGTATTACCACTATTAACAAGAACATCATTTCCGGGATTCTCAAGAGAAAAACTTCCCTTCCCCATTGCAATTAGATAAGAACTTCCTATTTTGTCAATTTTTCTATTTTTAACATAAATTTCTTGATTACCATCAATCGTTTCACAATCGTTTAATTCAATATGTGTATATCGTCCTCCTAAAATAATATTATAATAATCATTAACTATTTTATCTACTTTAATTCCTACTTGATGAATTTCTGTAAAAGTTCCTGTACGATGATACCAATGTAGTCTCTCATGTCCCGGAGTATCATCCATTTCTATAATATGTCCACTTTCTGTTTGATGAACATGATTATAAGGATATAATGCTGCCCAAGGAGGGTAAGGTTCAGACCAAGTACGTCCTGAGGCACAAGCAATGTTTATTTGTCCTTGTTCTCTATTAATTGCTTTTTCATATACAATACCAGTAATCCATGGATCGGTATAAATGGAGTTCCCTCGCATTCCCCGAGCTAGTCTATTCGTAGTAGGTTCTTTAAGGTAATTTAAATTTCTTGTAGTTGAAATTAACGATTCAGGAATATCCTTATCTAACGGAGCTAAACCTGTATCTGGAAAAGTAGACCTGACAGGATTTTCTACTACTTTAACAGTAAATGGTGGGCTTTGGGCAAAAGGGGCGCGGATTAATTGTGTTACAGTAAAATTAGAATATTCACCTTTTACATGTGCCTCATGGTCAGTAGCTTTTGCTCCTTGTTTAAGTAAAACACTTTCTGATATTTTTAAATCTTGTGGATGTTGCGTAGGATCTGGAGTAGAATCATGTACGATTGTAGCAGGCTCTCTAGGAACTGCTTGTCCTGCATATCTACTAAACATATTATAATTTAATTGACGCGGGCCAAGTTCATCAGGAAAATCAGGATGTCCTCCTAGTTCTTGATCACCATCTGGTAATCTTGGATCAAAAAAACCTTTCTGTAAGTTTTCACCCTTAGCATCTTTTTCAGGAATGCCTCCAAATGTTCCAAAAAACATTGGCTCCTGAGCACTTTCTCCATCTCTATAAAATCCCAATACCCATGTTCCTTCTACAGGACCCAATGGGGTTGTTCCTACTCCCGTTTGACTAGCAGAAGTAATAGGTGAAACAGGATATGCCCAAGGTAATGTGTCTGTAGGTTGATGTACTTTCTCTTCTGTGTTCCAACCTAAAATTCTAACTTTACATCTACCAAGATAAAGAGGATCATGGCGGTCTTCTACAACTCCCTGCCACCAAACAAATCCCTCTTTCCCCATAAAATAAGACATTTACGATACTCCAAATGTTTGTGTGCCGGATCCATCACGCGGAGCTCCTGATTCTACGCGTGCTCTATCCGGCATCTGTGCCTTAAAAGAATCTTTTATACACTCAAATTCTATTTGATATTTTTCTCTAGTAAAATGATGACGCAATTTAGTAACTAAATATTTTCCACTTAAATATTTGTGTTCATCCGGCCGACCTTTACCTCTATTTTCTAAATTTGGAGACGGTAGTTTAAACTCTATCACATCCCCTACCATTCTATTTGATCGTCCAGGTGCTCTAATAAATATTTTAATATTATTAATTTGTTGATTTTGAACTATTCTCTGTTGCATCCATTGTTCTACTCTATTAGGAACAATATTTAAAGGTCCCAATTCTGAACCATGTTTAACAGTTTTTATTCCAATACCATCTTTAAAATGTCGTATTTCATTATGTCCAAAATTAGTAGGATAAAAACTCACATGCGCTTCACTTGAACCTAATCCTTTTTGGTAAGAAGTACATAGTAGTCCATCATCTAAGTGTGTAAAAGAATCTGCAAAATTTTTCTTATCTGCTGCGCTTAAGATTCTATCTTTTTCTTCTTCTGTACCATCACTATGAATAATTTTTTCTTTCCTTTGTATGGATCTATCAATATAATTAAAGTCAAGAGTATCATATTTCATTCTAACTATATCATGGGTTAATAATTTATTTGCATACATTCCATTTGTTAAATTTTCTAATACATCAAAATTAGAAGTATATTCAAATTGATCCACAGAAACTATTTCCATAGCAGTTCTTTCCGCTTGAGTTGTGGAATTTGGTTGCTCAAAACGTTTAGGCCATATAGTATAAGTTTCTTTAGCTCTCATATCTCCAAAAGCATATTGTCCTTCCTGTGGACTAGTGCCCGGTGGATCATCTGCGGGTTTCAAATACCCCATCCCTCCTCCAGCAAAAAGAGTTTCCAGGGAAATAAAGAAAAATCCTGTAACAGTTTCATAAAATAAAAAGGTTGCTCCAACCGCGTGTTGTCCCGCAGATACTGCTCTAGCTGCTAAAAAATCAAACGTTTTAAATGGTGTTAAATTGGGAATAACCAAATTTGTTAAATTTTTTGTGGGTTCAATAAATATTTTTTTCCGTGGAACTGAGCTCCATCTAAAATATTCACGAAATAGAGATCGAACTACAGTAGATATTTTTTGTGGTTCTCCCGTACGGGTATTAATAGTAGTTCTCTGTACTTTTGTCTTTAAATTAACAATATATTCTTCTGAAACTCCGTGTAATGTATATGCAGTAATTCCTCTTTGCGCATTTTTTTCATCCTTATCAGACATCTTGCATATATTAAAATTTAATGATAACAATCCACTATTTGTAGAATCTTTAAAGGGTCCTGGTTTTTCAACTTCACTACCCGGTGGCCCAGAGGGTTCTCCAATATTCACTTCTTCTAGATTATCTAAGTTTGCTGTTTTAATTTTTAATGATAAAGTTTCCTCTCCAATAATTGGCATAAATTCTGCTAATCCTGTACCATCTAAAATTCTTATATCCATGGTAAGAGTAGGAGAAAATAGACTTTCATAAATACTCAAAGATGAAAAGGATTGTCTTAAATCAATAAGTCCTCCTCCCGGTTTATGAGGAGAATAAAGGTTACATTCAATAATTTCATACTCCCCCGGAAACCGCGGCATATTTTGGGGGGTAGGACGTTTAATATCGGGTTGTTTTGCTCCGGAAGTTTCTTTGGGCATGTTACCCATAGCTCCGCCGCTGTCACGGCGTGACATGACTGTATCTCCAAAATCAGGAGGTGCACCTTCGCGGTCTGAGCCAGGATATGTATTATTCGCCATAGATTAATCTTTTATAATAATTTATTTATATGTTCTGTGAATATCATAGCCGCAAATTCTTTTTTAATTAACTTAATATCTCGTTTAGATTCATTTTGGTTGATTTCAAAATCATAATAATATACAATCCCTCTATCAGTATCAGGCAAGGAATCATAAGTTTCAAAATCACACGCTATCTTATATTCTGCTATAGGGTCATGAGGCCCCTTTTGTTCAACTCTATGTCTAAGAGTACGTTCATAATGGTGTATTCCTTGTTGGGCAAATGCAACAGAACCATATTTAGCTTGCAAATAAGAAATAAATTCTCTTGTTCCTAATGGCCAATCCCAAATGGGATTATGTATCTCATTCATAGCAAAAATTAACCAAGTAAATTTTACATCACCATAAAATTTCTCTGCCGTTATATCCGGTCTTTCATTTTCTGGTATGGAATATGGTTCAAATTGAACTATAACATCTAAAAGAACATCTTTAATTTTTGTCCTATTCATAATATCAACCGCAATTTTTAATTTTGTGGGTTCTCTTACACCTGAAACATTATAAGAAATTTTTGGGTAATGAGAAAAAAATTCTGACATTTTAATATCCTAACTCTGCGAGCTCTCTGTACAGTACGTTTATTTCCGTGAAAGCTAATTTCATTTCTATAGTTACAGGGTTTTGTGTATCTTCAAAAAACAATGTAGTATCTTGTGTAGTATAATCTAATTCACAGGCCGTTAATACTGATCTTCCTATTCTGAACAATGGATTACTAGCATCCTTTGGTAGCTGCGTTCCATTAATATAATATTCTATCTCAAATTCATCCGGATAAGTAAACATACCCATAGGTGTATTTTGACTCACTCCTCCTAGATGACCCGGTAACATCGCGTTTTTAAATGCCCTCACTATTTGAGTTATATTATCTGAATCTGTTGAGTTTTTTGGCATCATTTTAAAAGTAAATGTGTGATCGCGCATCTCTGTTGGGCCTTTATATGTAGAAATTATATAAGGGTTCAATATTTTTCCCATCTTCATAGACATTGCCTTTTCTGCACCATCAGACATCTTCCCAACAAGGCTCTGTGCCATCTGCTCAAAATTCGTAAAAGCTTGCCCAGCTGCGGAAAGCGCATCCAAGGTAGCCGACCATGCCGTAGGTTCTTTTCCGGATGCTGTTCCTCCAGTTTGGAGAAAGTGTAGACCTGCCTGTCCCATTTGCGTTGTTTCATATTCCGATTTATAGCCTGTGGTCATTGAATCAGGAGGAATAAATAACGCACAATCGAGTCGCACGCTCTTCGTATTAAATTTAAAAGATTTGAATTCAATCCAATGTTGTAAATCATCATTCCCGAGACCAGGCGGCCATGAGAGTATTTGAGCTGGACGACCCATAGATATTCCTTAATTATAACTGTTATTTTTAATCATCTATATATTTATATGGCATACAAAGGTAAATTTAGACCACAAAATTATAAAAAATATAGAGGAGACTATACTAAAATTATTTATCGTTCTGGGTGGGAATTAAAGTTTATGAAATACCTAGATCGACAACCTGAAGTGTTATTTTGGTCAAGTGAAGAAGTTATTATTCCTTATAAATCTCCCATTGATAATAAGTGGCATCGATATTATCCCGATTTTTGGGTTAAAACCTCTAAAAATGAATCTCTAATTGAAATCAAACCAAAAAGACAAACGAAACCTCCCAAAGAAAATCCAAAACATAGAAGACGGTTTTTAAAAGAAGTAAAGGCTTGGGGAATCAATGAAGCAAAATGGAAGGCTGCGGAAGAATTTTGTGAACAGAAAGGTTGGCATTGGCAAATAATAACTGAAGATATTTTAACAATTACTAAATAGTTACAGTATTTAAAACAATAATAAAAAACAAACATGGCTGTACCTCTATTAGCTCTCTTAGCAAACACTATCCGTGCCGGTTTAACTGCATTAAGAACAAAAGTAGCAAAGAGTTGGTTTAAAAAACTTGTTAAACAGGTAATAGTAAAAAAAACTTTAAGTGAATTTAGAACCCCGGGGAAGAT